CGAATGGCAAAGCGGGCTTATTACCTTCAACGAAGCCCGGGAACAATTACGCAAAGCGGGCATTGCTTACGAAGACGACGACGTTGCCAAGACGCTTGCCGAAGAAACCCTTATTCCGCCCCCGGGGTCCGGTTCGGGCGTTGACGAATAATGCCGACGAAACGCAACCGCAAAGCCCTTCTTGATTTAGCTATAAGGCGGCAAGTCCTTCTTGAGCGAATCAAGGCGGGGCAATACCGGGACTTTGCAAAGGTCTTCCCGGAAATTGAAAAGCTTATTTCGGCCAAGGTTGGCGGGCTTGCAAACGACCTTGCGGGCGAAAACCGCCGGTTTCTTACCCGTTGGCTTGGGCAAATTGAAAAGGCGGTTTTGAAGCAATACCGGGGAAGCCTGAAGCTTTTCAACAAAGACCTTGAGGAAACCGCCGGAATCTTCGCCGCTATGGAAGCCGGGGACATTGCCGCTTCGATTACCGGGACGGTTACACTTTCGACACCAACCGCCCGGCAAGCTTTCAATTTGGCGAAGGTCCAAGCAATGAGCCATTCCGGGGAAACCCTTGAAGGCTTCCTTGAAACCTTTGCCCAAGGTGAAACCAAGCGGGTTGTTTCGGTGCTTCGCCGGGGCTTCTTTCAAGGGCGGACAAATCAAGAGCTTGTCCGGGAAATACTCGGGACCCGTGCCCGGCGGTTCCAAGACGGGATTTTGAACGTTTCCCGCCGGAACGCCCAAGCGGTTGTTTTCACGTCGGTTCAACACGTCGCAAGCGTCGGGCGAATGCGGACTTGGCAAGACAACGCGGACGTTGTGAAGGGTTATGAATGGGTTTCAACCTTGGACCGCAAGACAACGCAAAAATGCAAGACCCTTGATGGGCAAAAATTCAAGGTTGGGGAAGGGCCGGTTCCCCCGGGGCATATTCGTTGCCGGTCAACGACGGTTGCGGACCTTGACCCGAAGTTTGACTTCCTGAAGGAAGGGCGGACCCGGTCCGGGGAAAAAGGGCCGGTTGACGCCAAAAAGGATTATTACGATTGGTTAAAAGACCAACCGCCGGAATTCCAAGACCAAGCCCTTGGGCCGAAGCGGGCAAAGCTCTTCCGGGAAGGCGGGCTTTCGGCGGACAAGTTCGCGGAACTTCAGCTTGACCGCAATTTTGAGCCTTTGACGCTTGCGGAAATGCGGGCACTTGAGCCAGAGGCGTTCAATGCGGCAGGGCTCTAAAATAAAGCAAGCGGGTTTGATTCGTGGACAAAAAGTCTTTCAATAGAAGCTTTGTTGCCCCCAATTTTCCCGTTTGCCGAAAGTGAGCTTTTAACGGGTTTGGACCAAATCTCAACAAAGTCGTCCGGCATAACGTATTCGGAAATCAAAACATTTATGCCCAATTCTGAGAGGTCCCGGACCCACCCGTAAAACTTTTCATGGTCAAAATCTGATCTGTATTTAGTTGTCCCCAAATAAGGCGGGTCACAATAAACCAAATCGGATTTGGAAACGTCAAGGTTGTCAAAGGTTGTTGAGGACCAAACAACCCCTTTTAGCTTTTTGGATTGTCTTAAAACATTGTTCTTTGCTTCAAGTTGGTAGTTGCGGACACCTTGCTTTGTTTGGACTTTTCCGGCAAATCCGCCGAACCATTTGCCCGAATAAGAACAACAAACCCCGCACCAACCGACAAAATGCGGGGGATAAATTTCAGGGTGCTTTTTAACGTCTTCGTAAGTTGCTTTGTCAACATAGTCGTCAGGGACCCAACCTTCAGAAAGAGCCTCTAACAATTTAACTAAATGCGTGTTTATGTCATTACCCAACCTTAAGCCTTTAACTTCCGAAATCATGTTTGCCCCGCCAACGAAAGGTTCAACCCAACGTTTGAAAGGGAGTCTTTTTGAAATTTGCAAAATGTCTTTTGAGAGTCGTGCTTTTGAACCCATGTATTTCATGGCACAAACTGAAAAACGTTTTTTGTTTAACCGTCAAGCCCCAAAAAGAACTTTCTTGCAAAAAGTGAAAGAAAAACGTTTTGTTGGTGTCCTTAACCGGGTGGCGGTGCCGCCCACAACTACAAAACACAAATGAAATATATCCTTACCAAAGAAGAGTTCGAAAAACTTCCTGAAGCACTCCAAGGCGAATACACCCTTGACGGTGATAATGCAACGTTGACCCTTGAAGGTCACGAAGAAGCCTTTGTTGAAAAAGGCAAATGGCAAGAAGCGGAAAAACACCGCAAGAACGCCGAAAGCAAAGCCCTTGAAGTCGAAAAGCGGGAAGCCCAACTTCTCAAGGATATTGAAGCGGCCAAGGGCAATGAAAAGAAGATTGCCGAATTGCGGGAATCGCACGAAGCCGAAGTTGCCCGAATCAAGGAAGAGAACGAAGCCCAATTGAAGGAAATCAAAGCCGGGCAACACAAGGCAATGATTGACGCCGAAGCAACCAAGTTTGCCAACGAACATTTTACCGTGCCTTCATTGGTCAAAGACGCCGTTGCAAAGCGTCTTACGGTTGAAGAGGTTGAAGGGCAACCGGTGATTCGTGCCCTTGAAGCGGACGGCAAAGCCTCTTCGAAGTCACTTGAACAAGTGCAAAAAGAATTTCTTGAAAACAAAGAGTTTTCCAGCATTATTAAAGCGTCTAAAGGTAAGGGCGGCGGTGCCACTCCCCCGGAAGGCGGCAAAGGCGGCGGTGCCGCAAAGCAAGTAACAAGGGCAGAGTTTGACGAAATGTCACAAGCGGACCGGTTGACCTTTTCGAAGGAAGGCGGGGAAGTGGTTGACACGGAATAAGACGAAACCCGACAATCCACAAATCCAAATCGTTTAAAATATCATGGCTAATACAGTCTCTTTCACAAATCTTGCGCCAATCCTTTACCGCTCTATGGACCGGGTTGCGCGTGAGCTTTCGGGGTTTATCCCCTCTTCCATGGTCAACGCTTCCGGCGTTACCATTGCCGCCCAAGGCGACAAAGTCCAATCCCTTCGCACAACTGAAGCAATCGACAAGGCTTCTTACACTCCGGCAATGCAAATTCCCGAAAGCGGCAACAAAACCAACGTCATGGACGAATTTGCCATTGACCAATATGTTGGTAAGGAACTTCCGCTTACCGGGGAAAACACGAAGAAGCTTCAAAACATTGCCTCTTATGGGCAATGGGTTGAAGACGAGTTTGCCCAAATGATGCGTTCGGCGGTCAATGAAATGGAAGCTTATCTTGGCGAAATTGCTTACAAGGCGGCTTCCCGTGCTTATGGCACGGCGGGTTCTAATCCGTTCGCTTCCAACATTGCCGCAATCGGCAACCTTCGGAAAATTCTGAAGGACAACGGTTGTCCGACAATGGACGGGATGCTTTCGCTTGTCTTGGACACAACCGCCGGTTCTGCCGGTATTGGCAACCTTGCCCAACTGCAAAAGGTGAATGAGTCCGGGGACACCGGCTTGCTTCGCCAAGGCATTCTTGGACAGCTTGGCGGCTTCAATATCCGCGAATCCGCCGGGGTTGCTCTTCACACTAAGGGAACCGCAACCGGCTTTGACGCCGCCGGGGGTGAACCTTTGGGCGAAACGGTTGTTGCCGTTGACGGTTCCGACGCCGGAACAATCCTTGCGGGTGACGTTGTCACTTTCGCCGGGGACGCAAACAAATATGTTATCAATTCGGCAACCGCTTCAGGCAATGCCGCCGGTAATATCACGTTGAACCGTCCCGGCTTGCAAGCGGCCCTTGCGGACACCGTTGAAGGCACAATTGGTAATTCCTTCACCGCGAACGTTGCCTTTCACCGGAACGCAATTGAGTTTGCCGCCCGTGCCCCGGCAATGCCTGAAGGCGGGGACGCTGCAACGGATTCCATGATTATCGTGGACCCAATTAGCGGCATTCCGTTCGAATTCCGCATGTATAAGGGTTACGGCATGAACAAGATTGAACTCAACATCTTCTACGGCGGTATTGCTTGGAAGCCTGAGTTCATTGCCTTGCTTCTCGGCTAACCCTTACGGCAAACGTTTATTGTTTGACTTACACAAACGCCCGGTCTTGATTGGCCGGGCGTTTTTCTTTATCCACGCAAACCAATAAATCCAATATGAAGACTACAAAGATTAAAGTTATCAAGCCCGGTTACTTTGCCGGGGGTTATCACGAAGCCGGGGCCGAAATTGATTTGACCGAACGTCAACTTGATTGCGTCAAACGCCGTAACCGCGAATTTGAAATTCTGGAAGGTGAAGACAAGGGCAAGGTCATTTCCGGCGGTGCCGACGAAACCGACGGCGGCGAAAACACCGGTTCGGAAGGTGAGAACACCGAAGGCGGCGAAGGTGCCCCGGCCAAAGTCACGGTCAAAGACCTGAAAGCGGCCCTTGACGAAAAGGGGATTGAATACCCGGCCAACGCCAAGAAAGACGAATTGCAAGCCCTTCTTGACGCCCCTGAAGGCGGCGAAGAAGCCAAGGGCGGCGAAGACCTTATGTAAGGCCCCCTAAAGCCGATTTTCAAAAGCCTTGCCTTTTCATGGGGCAAGGCTTT